GTGCTTCAAAACCAACCGCAACATTTTTACCATTACCATCTTCTGTAAGAAGGGCACTAGACCCGATAGCTACGTTTTCTGCTCCAGTGGTTAAAGCACCACCTGAATTATCACCAATTAAAGTATTATCCGAGCCAGTAGTGACTGCATCCCCTGCCGAGTCACCAACCGCTACATTATCTGTTCCAGAAGAATTAGCGGTTAAAGCCGAAGTTCCTACCGCAACATTGTTGCTGGCAGTCGTTGCTACCAATAAAGCACCTGATCCAATAGCCACATTAGAAGCACCTGTGGTTAAAGCACCACCAGCGTTATCGCCTACTACGGTGTTGTCGGAACCAGTAGTGACCGCATCCAGTGACGCTTCCCCTATCGCTACGTTGTCCGTACCTGTGGTTAAGGCTGTGCCTAAATTACCGCTACCGAGTCCTACGTTGCCTGTGCCCCCTGTTAAATCTAAAACGTCAGTAACGGCAGCACCTGATCCTGCTCCGTCAGTGGCAATCATCTTAATACCGCCATTCGGTATTACGACATTGGCTCCTGTGCCTTGGGTAAGGGAAACTGCGTAACCAGCAGAGTTCTGAATTATCCAGACTTTACTAACTGTGTTGGGTGCGAGGGTAACTGTGTTGAGTGCGGTAATAGAACCTGTTAAGGTTAATACCATTCTTCTTGCTTCCGAATCCGTTTCATCACCATCAGGTATAGTAATCGTTTCAGAAGTCCCCGTGATCCCTGTTGATGAACTACCGAAAGCATCCGCTATAAGCGTTAAATTCGTATTTGTTGTTGTACCCCACGTTCCGCTACCGTCACCAGTAGCCATTTCGTTGAGTCTTAGATTATTTACATATGTACTTGCCATAATTATTTCCTAATTATTATTAAATTATTAAGCTGCCACATCTTCCCAAGAAGCATCTTGCGAAGGACCAATTTCAGACCATTCTGCATCTTGATCGGGATTTAATTCTCCCCAAACAGCTAAATCTCCAACTGCTCCTGTTCCATATTCCCCAGTAAGGGAAATATTTGCTACTCCTGTAGCGATTAATGTGCCGACACTTCCTGTGCTGGCATCCTGCGTAACCGCTATAATATTATTGGTTACTAGGGTTAATGTGCCTAATGCTGAGGTTCCTGCTACTCCCGTAGGATAAACATTAGCATCACCAGTAACTGTCTCATCACCTACGGATACTGTAGAAGCATGACCACTAACGCCATGTACTGCAAAACCTGCTGCGAGTAGTGTGCCTACGGCACCCGTTCCTGCAAGTCCCGTTTCGGTTACATTAGCATCACCACTAACTGTTTCTGTACCGAGTGCAGTAGTTCCAGCCAGTCCTGTAACACTTACATTAGCAACACCAGTAGCTACTACTGTACCAACAGCACCCGTACCCGCTAAACCTGTTTCGGCTACATTCGCATCACCAGTAACTGTTTCTGTACCTAATGCAGTAGTTCCAACTACTCCTGTTTCTGCTACATTTGCAGCTCCTGTGGCAACAACTGTGCCAACTGAGCCTGTGCCTGCCAGTCCTGTTTCTGCTACATTAGCATCACAGGTAACTGTTTCTGTGCCTAATGCGGAAGTGCCTGCAAGCCCCGTAAGGGTTACAGTAACATCAACTTCAACGGGTTCGCCCCAGGTGCCTTGACCCCAGGTACCTCGACCCCAACCGACAGCCATCGGCTATCCTACGCTATTCTAATAACAGCGTTACTTGCGTCTGCGGTTGGAAAAGTAATAGTAAAGCTACCTGCTGTACTAGTCTTATCACCACCGAAATCAAAGACCGCAACCGAAGGATCGCCTGTAGCCGTGTCATTGAAAATCATGCAACCTCTGGCTGTTATAGTAGCTGTACCAAAAGTTAAATCAGCAAAGTCCGTGAACGCAGTCGTTCCAGAAGTAGTAGGTTCAACTTTAGTTAAAGTTCCCCCTTTTGCCGTGTAATTGGTTCCTGTCGCTTCCTGACTGGTTGAATAAGCTGTAGTAGAAGCACTCATCGTAGCTGAACTGGTATAAAGAGCCAGCTTAAAAGTGTTTCCTCCCGTTGAGAAATTGTGCTTTGCTTGCAAGAGTTCTTTCTTGAAGCTAGTACACATCGCTTGAGTTATCGCCATTATAGTCTCCTAATAATATTAGCTAGGTCTTGTTGACCTTGTTTTTCTAATTGATTGCATACCGTACAAATGTGGTTATTAACCGCTTCTTGCATATAATACGCAATCACTTTTTGACACAGTTCCCTGAACGCATGAGCCTGTGTCTTTATGGGTTCGGGTGCTGTATCGCTTACAGAAATCAATTTATCTGTAGCCATTTTAGCCACTTCTTCAATAGAGTGACCTCTGTAATTCGTTGTCTTTATCCCTAAATCCCCTAGGGATGTTTCAAATTTTTCCGTTTCCATCAGTATTTTTTGGGTTCTAGTGGTTCATTGGAACTCGGAACTATCGGCGTATTTTTTCTGTCTAGCCAGACCAGAGGATTATCATTTCTATCCGAAATACCTATTGGAACCTGACCCCTATCTACTATCTCTGACCACTTAATTAGTTTCATCTCACCGTCTTCTTGATAACTAACAACTGGATCGGCTAAACGATGGTAGCCATATAACTTATCTTTGGCATCAATATTCGCATCTAACAGATTAGAACGCACTGCAATCGACACTTCTGTTCCTCTTTCCATGCACTTAGCACACCAAAACTCACAACAACCCCTGCCCATTTCGGCAAAATATAAATTAGATTTATAGGTAAAATCAGCTCCAAAAATATTCAAACCACCTACCCTATTCCAATACGCAAAGGCTATTCCATAAGCTACGGTATTGTTTAAATAAGCACATTTAGCATCCTCTATTAAAGGTTCCAATGGAAACAGCTCTGCGGCGGGTACCCTCTTGTCCAATTCACAAGTGTAAACTGGACATTTTAACGTAGGTAATACTTCCCTCATTAGCTCAGTCATATCGCCTGCATCTTCCGTATCAAAAAATCTTGACGGAGGATCAAGAAGAAAAACTCTATCAGGATTAGGAATTACTCCACACATAGCGTTTATTGCCCAAACCTCATCAAATTTCTCGCTGTGCGTAATGGCTAAATGGTAGTCTAACTGACTGTTACCCATCGCCACTAAAGCTATCTTTTTACCCTCTAATTCGGGTATTGGTTTCTTTAACATATCTGCTCCTTTTAAAAATTAACTCATTACAGGCATTCTCAATTGTCCACCCCTGTAAGCATCTTTCCTGTCTCTGCCGTCTCCTAAGACTTTTAACCGTGCAATAGATTCATCATAGCGTTCACGATACAATGCCATTAAATCTGGCTCTCCTTTCATAAACGTATAAGACTCAACCAAACAACCGTATAACAGAGAAGACTCAGCATTCGTAGATAACCAAGTAGTTCCGCCTGTAGCTCCTGAAGTTATGGAAGCAGGCTTATAAAAATAGTGTACTTCAGCAGTAAATGCGGCTCCTGGTGTGGGCGACATAATAAAGAAATCATCACTGAATATGGAATAATACTTGGGGAAGGAACCACTTCCAGTAGCTGTTGCCGAAGGATAAGTTTCCCTTATCCAGTTGACATCCTTGTTCAATAAAAACTGTTGATTACCGTCCCCGTCAGTAACCGATAAAGAATAAGGAGCCAGAAAATCACTTGGTATAGATAAATATTGATTATCGGCTGAGGTAGTACCGCTTTGATTCTTTCTGAATACAGGTAACTGTACGGAGTTTAAGATACGGGCTTCTGCCTGTTTAATAATCTGATCTAAGTCATTGACAAAGGTAGTCTCAGAATTTTGTAGATAATCTTTTATTAAGGTTTTTAATTCAGTTAATGTCATGTTGTTGTCACCGTTAATCTTCCTATTTTTCCTTGCATCACCATATTGTTTAAATCACTAGGACCGTAAGTTGAGTCCCAACCGCCAATCGGGTCCCAAGAAGATAAACGTCTACTCGCCTGTAAAGATGGGTCGGGTCTCGGATCACGAATCGCTATTGCATCAGACACATCCATTTTACCAAGTTGTAGCTGTGGCTGGTCGTGGTCAAAACATTCGTAACAAACCCTGTAACCTGTTCTGTGCTGGTCGTATATCTCCCAGCGTAATTCTTTTAATTTGTATTCAAATCCACACCGATCACAAATACCGATAGCGTGCTTAGCACTTGCATAGTCTGCCATTAGATTAATCTTCTATTGTATACATCTTTAATTTTACCACCTGCATTTTGTCGCTGCCTTTCATTTAAAAAATCTAAGAGATGCTGTTTAACATCGTAATCTAACCTCTCCTTATCAGCATCTTGGAGAAAGTATTTAAGGTCTTTATCCTCATCCCAAAATTTGTCATATTCATGGAACCCATATTGATTTAGTACATCTTCAGGTGACTTGTCCGACAATAATATGTTTTTCCTAATATCGTAGCCTTTAGGGTGGTTAAAAAGATCATATTGCCTTAAATTCTTCATCTTGCTAACTCCATACCGATCAAATTCTTCTGATTGATATTTAGGATCACGCTGAGCTGCATCAAGTATAGATATAATATTTTGACTTATAGAGAGTTTAGGATCATATTGTTCTTCCATAATCGACTGGTTCAAGTCGTACTTCAGCTTTCTCCACCTTTCTTTTTCTGCGTTACGTTCTTCAGGAGTTACAACCTGTAAGTCCAGATTTTCTCTAGCATCTTTTTTTTCCTCTGCCATTAGGTATAGCTCTGATAAGGCACAAAGCGAATTGGAGCTTTAACCCTGTTCTCTTCTGCTGCTAAATTAAACTGTTGTTCGTATTCCTGCTTTAAAAAAGGCAACCTGTCTGCCGCATCCATCGGAAACTTCATCGCCACATAGTAAGCAAGACCTGCTGCCAATGCGGGTAGGAATAATTTGGGTACGTCCATGTTGTAACTAGCGGGTGAACCGCTATCGTAAATCAATCTTAAACTGTAATAGATCAGTTTATAGGTCTGGGAATCATCGGGAACGGGGAGCAAATCCACCGTCAACGATGACGTATTACGGTTAATTAAAATCTGTGTGGGCTGTGACTCGGTGAGTTTATTAGGGAAATCAGCGTATTCAGGTATAGAAATACGGCGTAGTGTGTAGTCTGTTTGACTCCCACTATCGCCGTCATTAGTTCTTAAATTGTATTCTATGAGATCAACTGTATTCCCTGAAGAATCAAGGGTATACGATGCTGTGCCCGCAGTTAAAGTCTGCGAAGTCGGTCCCGATACTGTCCATAGATTAAGCCCCCGATTCTGCCATTCCAGCATCATCAGGTCTAAACTGCGTCTGGCAGTCTTGTAATGCCAACCAGTACGAGCTTCCATACCCGCACGGTCAAAGGCTTCATCGACTATCTCGCCAATATCCAGATTAAAGGTATTGGTACTACTCGTTGCCATTTATTACTTGTCTATAGATTGATAGGCTCTCTTGCCAGCAGCTTTTTCAGCTCCCTTGCTTTCGTCCCGTCTCGACTTATAACTTTGGCTTTTCGTACTTTCTTTACCTTCTCTTGCTCCCAGAGACTCATCGAGGCGGGCATCATAACCCTGCTTCTTTTTATCTCTTGGATCGTAGTCAGTCTCTTTGGTCCAATCTATACCTTCTCTGATCGCCTTTCTTCTGCTATATAATCCTGGCACTATTTTCTCCTTCTTCTTTTTGGTTTTTTCTTTTTGGATTTCCTCGCCTTACTCAAGGCAATCGCTACCGATTGCTTACGAGGATATCCTTCCTTTCGCAGTCGCCTGATATTTGAGGAAACCGCTTTTTTGGATTTACCTTTCTTTAATGGCACTAACTAGGATTGGTATAACCTTTCGTTGCCCAGATAACGATACTGTAAGTGTCGCCACTCGTATGATCGTTGGTCGTTAACAACAAATCGCCGTTAATACCCGATCCTGCATTATTGGGAATCCCAGGTAGCGTTTGACTGCTATCCGTAAAATCCCAAGTATCAGTCCAGTCTTTAGGGGATTGGCAGATAAACATATTGGAAGTTGCATTCCAATACAATGACCAGCCTAAACCCACATTACTGAACCAAATCCTTTGCAAGACAACTCGGTTACACGACTGTCCCGTTATGGCACTGGACGTTAGTGCAGAAACATCAATCTTAGCAACCGCACTTTCTCCCGTGCCATCGCTAATATTGGTAAATTTCATTACTAGGTCTCGCCCACCACTGTCAAGAATGGTCTGTGATGTTACTGCATCAGCCATAAGTTATCTCCTAGTTTACTCGAATGGAGTCGCTAATGTACCGTCCCCATGCAAGAATGCTTCACAATGCCATACAGACGCAGAAGTTGCTACTAAGCGGATAATTCCGCCCACCAGCCAACCCTGTCCTGCTGTACCTAAATCTATTGTGTCATCATCACTGGCATCAGGAATAAAAGTATTATTATCTGATGCAGTTGCTGGATCAAAGATCGTGGCAAAACCAGAGAATAAATCACTGGCATTATCCGTATTGATCTGTCCTGCACCTGTAAAAGTTGTACCCACTATAAAGGTATAGTTATACCCTGCTGCGGCAGTCGGTAATGTAACTACAATACCTGCTGCCCTGTTAAGGGTAAAGACAGTACCTGAATCAGTTGACTCAACACTTTTAGTAGCACTGGTAATGCTACTTACGTTTGAATAAGCAGATAAATAACCTGTGGTAGTAATATTACCACTAGAGTCAATATCTAAATTGGTTGTAATAGCACCAGTCGTGGAGTTTTTGCTGATTTGTTCAAAACCATTCTCCGACCTGACTGGTCCATTAAATGTTGTGTTTGCCATAATTTAGTCTCCTAAATAAATCTATAGTCTTGGCAAGTCTGCTAGGGCAGTCTATAGACATTAAAAAATCCCTAGAAAAAAATAAGGGGCGGAACTCGAAACCGCCCCCTAAATTATTATGATGAACCAGACGATCCGAAGATGCCTAGATAATCACTCACCCCGAAAGAATATCTTTCACGGGCTTTGTAACGCACGTTACCAGTGTCAAAATCACCGTCCATACTAGTCTCCAGAGGAGTTCTAGTAAAGTGTTTCAGACCGTTGGGAACGTCTGTTATTAGATACCAACTGTTAGTGTCAGTCAGGTAATGATTGACGGCATAACCGTCAGGAATCACACCCATGCTTCTGAGGGCATTGATGTCATTATCGGCTGTGCCGACTCTACCAGGGGTATCTAGCAGTCTTGTCGCTGCAAACATACTATTCGGAGGAATAATTAGTTTGCGTGGCTTTGCAGCTATCAAAAGACCTCTTTCATCAGTCCAACCCGCAATTTGGATCGTTGCATTTTCCAACGATGTTTCATTGAGGTCAGCCTGAGTTGAGAAAGTATTTGATACTGTTCCACCAGAGACTAGTGTGTGTGAGGTGTTAAATAATGTAACACCATCGCCTGTTTTAAAGGCTCCACCACTAAACCCATTGTTCAACGGATAAACTGCCTTCTGTTGCTTGGTATACGCCATCGCTCTAGCGAGTGCTTTGGTGTATCTTGCTGACACGGAATCGTAGAGGTTATCCTCCATCGCTTCTTCGGTCAACGCAAATCCCATCGCAATCGTTTCATGGGTATACCTTGCTGTGAAGGACTCTTGTGCAGAGTCATAGCTTATTGCACCACCTTCAGCCTTGACTGGGGCTTGAGCAAATCCACTTAATTTTAAGTCTTCTTCGAAACTTCTATCTGAAGATTCGTTTTCATACATTAAAGCAGATTCGTCCTCGTAACCGTCATATTCAAGTCCGAAAAGTGCATTCAACCCAGGCAAAAGTTCCTTCAACATCTGTGCTCTTGAAATAGCCATTTGTTATTCTCCTTATATACCTAGGGGGTCACGGTATTGATGGTTAGTGGTAACAGAAGCACCAGTGGCACCCAACGAATTGAAAGTTACGATGGTGTCCGTGAAAGAATCACCTACAGAACTGTCAGGACCATTAACAAAGTCAATGATTCTGAGTGGTAGGGTCTTTGTGGTTGCTGCTGTACTAGCATCTAACGCATTTTTACTGCGACCTAAAGTTGTTGAACCAGAGGTTTGTACTACTGCTGCATTGTTGCCAAGAGTCGTTTGGGCACAGGATGCGTCACCTTGCATCTGGAAAACAACATCAGGGTCCGTAATTACATACGCCATGATGTCATCTTCCGTTGAGCAGTTGGTGCTCGCTGTCCACATTTGTGCAAACGTTTTTTGACCAGTCGAATTTGGTGTATAAGAACAGCCGACAAATATTCCTACAGAAGTCAATGTAGTTGTACCTGCATCTTTCTGGATAGTTCCAGTAGACACAAGTTTTACAAAGTCTCCGTAGAAGATATTAACGGCATACTGATCGACAATCTTTATGTGCTGAACTTTTCCTGAAAAGGAACCGCTCGCACTGAGAGTACCGATAGCTCTTGCACCATAAGGGGCTGCTGAAGCTGCCATCCTATTCTCCTTGCTTTACGCTTTTGTACTAAACCAAAGCGATACTAATAATTAAAACTGCTCTTATTTATTAGAACCGCCACCAAATGTGACCTTAGTAGAACGCTCAGGATTTAACATGGGCATTCTGGGGTCACTTTCGTTCATTAAATTGCTTTCCACCCCGTCCATTTGTGCTTTTGCCATCGCAATATTGTGATCACGTTGTTTTTGCACAATTTCTTCGGGACATTTGCAAAGTAATAAACCTCCCACTTCGACATTACCTTCAAACGCAGAATCGTGATCTGACACGATCTTCAGTTCGGGATGGTCTTCCGCTTTCACGGGTTCCCATCCTTGCCTAAAACGCATGGACACATTAGTGTTATCCGAATGACCCAGACTAGTAGTCCTGATCCATCGGAACACATAACCGTCCTGCGGTTCTGGTTCGGGTAAAACGCCTTGTGGGACCCAAGTGTCAGAGGGGCGTTGTACGTCTTCCCTCTCTTTTGGTGATTCACGGGATGGGTCTTCCCCGCTTAACCTACGCTCTTCATTTTCAGCCATTATGACATCTCCTTTATGAGTTGTTTGGCGTATTGCTCTGGTGTTAACCCAAGTCTCCTTGCGAGAGAGACCTGAGTGGCAGTAAGCTGCATTTTGCGAGGTTTGCCGCTATTGTTCCGTGTGGAAGGAGCGACTACTGTCGATGTGCTTTGATGGGTCGCAGTCTGCCGAGAGGTTTCCTCCCCATCAAATTTATTTGGAAATACTTGTCTCATACGAGCGTTTACCTTCTCGTAATATTCATCGGTCATTGGACTAACGCCTTCTTCAGTCACGAGTTTCTCGTGTACGCCATACGCAAAAGAAGTCATTTCTTTGTCCTGACCAAACCATGTATTTGTTTGCAACCAAGCCTGTGCTTTCGGGTCTGGCTGCGGAACTGCCCGTTGCTGTGGAGCAGTAGGCTGTTGTTGAGGTTCAGTTGGCACAAATTGCTCTGTCTGCATCAAATGAGACTGAGCTTGCATCATGCGTTTATTAGCTTGTGTTACGGCATCGGTATCACCTGCTTCATACGCCAACTTATAATCCCTTTCTGCCGAATCCAAATCTCCTTGTGCCTTGGACTTGGCTGTCTCAACAAAAACCTTTTCTCCTTCAGCTAAAACACCCTGAAGTTCTTGGTTTCGTTGAGCAACTTGCTGGGCATAACGAACACTTTCATCCCGCATTCGTTCTGCCGACTCCTTAGCTCGGCGTTCCTCATGGTAATCGTATTTGAGTTTATCAATACGTTTTTGTACCCTGCCGCTAACGTCCTCAAGCTCTTCCTCGTGGGCTTTAGCGTCTGGGTCTTTCTTTGTGACCTGATCCCCTTCGGGACGGTCATCGACCACTTCGATTTCAATATCGGATTTATCGGGACTCTCAATGGTGGTGGGTTCTGCGAACCCAAATTCATCGAGAGGTAAATCGACCTTTTCCTCTACTTTCTCTTCTGCGGTCTCTTGGTTAGCTTCTATATTCATACTTTGGCTATTCCTCTAGGATCATCGACAACCGCTTCCACGGTGTCGTCATTAATTAAACGGAACTCTTTCCCATGAATTTTAATTCTTGTTCCAGAATACGCTCGCATTAAGATAAAATCGCCCTCTTGACACCACGGTCCCGTAGGGAACCTGACAATATCTCGATAGGCTAATGGTCCTAGTTTCATAACAAAGCCAACCACGGTGGATAAGCCTTCTTCCTGCATCGCCTCCGTTGATTTGATAATACCGCCTTCGGTTTTATCTTCAACTTCGGGAATTGCAATCAGAAGTTTCCAACCGCACGGTTCGGGTAATTGTGAAGCGGTAGTAACCTCTTCCTCTACACCGTCTCCGTTGGTAGCTATTTCTGCTTCCATTTTCTCTCCTTTTGCAACGACTTCACGAGGGGTCGTAGTTCCCCCTGCGTCCTTACGGACGTTACGAATGCTCTATCTTCTCTTGAAGATCGAGCAACTCCCGTTCAGCAGTAGCGAGACCTTCGATGATCCCACACATTCGCTTATATTCGGGAAAGTCAACAGCACCTCCAGTAGAGATGTTGTCGGCTATTTCGTTCATTTTATTACGCAATACTTTGCGTAAGTAATCAAAACTGTTTTCATACGAGGCATCAGCCATCGTCTTCTTTCATTAATTCTTTTGCCACTTCTGCTCCTATTTTTGCTCCTTCGATGCGTTCTCGGCTGGAGATTTCCTCTCCTTCCATTTCCGCTTCCAAAGCCTGTTTCGCTGAATCCGCTCCGATCTTAGCTCCCGCTATACGTTCTTGAGCGTCAATTCTTTCAGCGTCTAATTCGTTACGATCCCTAGCTTTCTGCAAGTCAGCCTGTATTCTAGCCTGAGCCTCTAAAGCCTTACGCTGCACGTCTTGTTCCTTGATTGCCAATTCCTTTTGTTGCATCTGAATAACTGGGTCTTCCATACGTTCTTGGATTTGTTGCATCTGCATTTCGGCTTGGTCTTTGCCCAACAGTCTTTCGGCGGCGGCTGCGGTTAGGGCTGATAATTGTTTTTCCACATCTTCTGGAAGGGGGTCTCCAATCGGCGGTAACTCCACACCGAGTTGTTTTTCTATTTCTCGGCGGTATTGGAAAGCGATGTGTTCAGTAACGTGAGACGCAAACGCTCCCTGTAAGGCTTGAACATTCGGCGACTGGGATAACAGTTCCTGTATCTTCGGGTCTTCGGCGGCAGCCATGTGAACCTGTATGTGAGCTTCGTGATCCTGATACTCAAACGCCTGTATGGGCACATTGTTCAGTATGTTCATGTTTTCGGTCACTGGGTCTAATGGCGGTATATCATCGGTTGACGGTACCAGATCAGCCGCATCCCTAATGCCTAATACATCAAGCATTTGACGGTGTAATTCGGGCAGATCATAAAGCTGTGGAGCCGTAGTAGAAAGCTGTAAAGCCGCTTGGTACTGCATAATTCGCTGGGACATGGTGGCAGCATTTGGATTGGAAACGGGCAACACATCAACCCTTTGGTCAAAGTCTTG